TCCCTGAATAACCTGACGCCGGAAGAATACAGATTGATGGCCGAAAACACGGAAATCTCAAAAAGTGCGTGGAACTAAAACGGGTGTGCTTACACAGACTTTGTGGTTACTGTGATGCGGTAGGTATCGGTCATATAGACCCCAATAAAAAAGGCCCGCCGAAGCGAGCCCTTAATGAGCAAAATTGAGGAGCCTTTTACTTTTTTTTCCTGCGTTTTATCTTTCCTTTAAAAATATCATCTGTCACATAACACATGTGCAACCACATAGAAAAGGCAAAGACTACTGCACCACCACCCCATGCAAGAATTGGATGTTTTGCATCCATGAAACAGCCGAAAGGAATAATGGACCAGCATAAACTCACATATACATAGCATATAAATAGAGGTATTAAGTTCCATCTACTTAAAATTATTAAAGCAGCGGATATACCATAAACTAGCGCAAACAATAACCCAATAGATCCCTTTGAATGTTCATAAATCATAAAAACAAGCCCGAAGTTAAAAACCACGACTTGTGCAATGATAGCCCAAAGGTTTCCTGTAGACGGCCCGCCATAAGCGATCCTATGTAAGCTTTCCTTGATTTCTTTCAGATCATCTTCTGTACGCATTTCTATACCTTTCTTCAAAAGCGAACAACGTTCGCAACGGCAAATTAGCCTAAGGTGAACACCCTAACTGTGCTCAGGTATACAGTTTTTTCCTTTCTTAAGATGCGTTTTCTTTATCCTACTAATCTAATCGAATTGGTGCAAGTTGCATATGCAACGCTTCACAGCGTGGCTAACCGTTATCCCTTGACGGAGAATTCATCATCAGACCCACTCGCAAATGGGCCTTGTGATGAAATCCTCGACATCTAAGCAGAGTTTTCGGCTAACCAATCGGCAGCAGCTCGCATTTGTTTGATGGCCTCGCTTCTGGCTAACTTTTCCAGCTCAGCTAGCGTTGTATCCACCTGATAAGGCAACTTCAGATACAGAGATACGTTTTCACCACCGGAATTCGGATCGGTGTAAATCGTTACTTCTGCATAGACAGTATTTTCCTCAACGCGCGTAAAACTTCCAATGTCTATTTCCATAGATCGCTCACCTGATATGCATCGAGCTAGGATTATGCATCACTGGCAGTCTTGCTTAAACATTAAGGCGCTGTGTTATTTGATGCACTGCTCAGTGATGTACTGCTGTAGAGCTGCTATTTTTGACTGGTCGTTTTTGATTCCGGCTCTGATACCGAGAACGTTTCGTCCAGCAATGTCAGAGAGTTCGACGGTGGTTCCATTATCCACGCTGGCGGTGCCGGTTGTTTGCTTCGGACAGTTACCAGCGACGAGCACCCTACCACCGCGATCAAGCTTGCGCTGCAAAGCATCATTTTCAGCTTTCGCATCGGTTAACTCCTTCGTGTATTTGGCATCGAGAGCGGCAACATCGCGCTGGCGTGTCTGCATATCAGTGATGGTTTCCTGCCGCTGTTTGGCTAGGGTCTCTGCGGTGGTGGTGCGACCATCGGCGGCGATTGCCTGTCCGTGGTAATAGCTCGCCAGTTTCGCCGAAGCTATCGCAATGACAAGAAGCAGACCCCAAACCATGGTGCGCCAGTCGAAGGTCATTTCATGCTCCTGATTGCTTCATAGCGGTTCTGGAAGCGGAACCCCCTTCGCACCACCAACAGACGCTTCATTTCTCTGATGTGTGAGCGCCAGCTCATTGGTAACCAGATGAAGAACCAAGACCACATGAGAGCGTTAATCCAGAATAATGGGTCGGTGAAATTCATTTATCCAACCCCCAGCAGGTTAATTCAGCTTCCTGATCCCGTCGCTCGACTTGGCCGTAGCAGCCGTTCGCCTGGCCTTTCGTCAGCCGGCAGTCTCGCCCCCGGTCATGCACCCAGCGCTTAATCTCAGCGCAGGCACCCGGTCGGTCACCAGCATTGAGCTTTTTGTAAAACGTCGATGTGAAGCATTTGCCGGGGCCGATGTTGTACGGGCAGAACGAGGCAATCCCGGCCTTCTGCGGCTCAGTCAGCGGAACACGCACATTAGCAGCAACCCAGGCGAGTGCCTTGCGGTTCTCATTGGCGTTAACTGCGCTGCACTTTTCGGCAGTCAGCTTCATGCCAGGAGTAACTGGCTTGCCATCAATTCGGACCACGCCGCGGCAGATTGTCCAGATACCGGAGCCGTCTTTATAAGCCTCCAGGCGATTGCCCTCTTTCTCGTCAAGAAGCTGATCCAAAATCACCGGAGCTGACGCACCACCGACCACCAGCACCAAAACAGCAGCACTCAGCTTTGTTTTCAGATTTGCCATTGGTCAATCCTTCGCTTCGTCGAGCACACGGTTGATGCCTTTGATAACTTCGGGCGATCGGTTAACTGATGGAGTGTCACCACTCCCTTTGAGGTAATCAATCACAGCCTGGGCGCGGATGCGGTCGAGGCGCAGGCGTTCTTTCTCGTTACTGCGTTCTTCCTCAATTGCTTTCCGCTTTAGTTTTTCTGTAACCCGTTTATCCAGGTAGCCGAGCAATGCAATGAGAGCGCCTGCTATCGCCGTCACAACATATACGAGCTCAAGTGTGGACAGGCCCAGGACGCTGGATATAAACGTCACGATGCTGCCCCCATTCATTGCAAAGTCTGCACGTTGATTCATTCGATACATGCTCCACCTCCGGCATTGCCGTGGTGCCGTGTGTGGGTGGGAAAGGAATTAAAAAAGGCCCACCGAAGTGAGCCTTTGAATCTTCTGATGCCTAAAGAACAGCAACTCCCAGAAGCTTGCCAATCGTTAAAGGTGTCTTGGGGATCGTATCGATTATGGTCGCGTGATACAGATCAAAGATGGTTTTGAATCATTGCTAATTTACATCTTATGTATCAGCACTTTAAATCGTAGTAATTTAGAGTTATGGTCATTAATGAACCTAAAAAATAAGGATCCCTAATGTATTTATCTAAGCTTAAAGAGCTGTACAAGGACATGATGTCCAAAAAGATAACTAGCTCTCGATTTCAATATCAACATAACAAGACCGTGTTTGATATCCTTTTTCTGATAGATAGGAAGCCATTCCAACTTTTGTTCGGCGCAATTGGGCACAAGTGCGCTTTCATTGTGAATGTTCAACCTGGATTTGAAATTGGCACGGCCATCCGTCCAGAATCAGCTTACAAGGATCTTTTGGATGCCCTGGGAGTCACGCCTGACCCTGCCAACCGATTCAAAACGTCAGATTTCTTCACTAGCTTTTCAAACAGCATCCCAGAAACTATCCCATCAAAACAGCCGGCCAGACAGACAGCTATCCGAGCTGCTATTGATAATGGAAACGAGAAGCTGTTTTTTAGTCACTGGAGAAATAACGGCGAAAAAGGAGGTCATGTGACCAATGATAATATTGAAAAAACACGCACTGCCTTCGGCGCAGAGATAGCTAATACATGCCAAGAAAGGAATATAAGCAGCTGCTGGACGGCAGTTAGTAGAGCAGAAAGTTAGTATCGAAGCCCTGTAAAGCAAAAAGGCCCCGCATATGCGGAGCCTTGAATATGGTGCGCCTGTTTATCGTCTCTGATTATGAATCAATCCATCGAAAGGGCGGCGCATTGAGTTGCTACAAGGTTAAGAATAGTAGCAGCCCCGAAAATGACAAACAAAAAAGCCCCAAGCGTTAATACCGGGGCTTTTTTATTGCTGAACGTTAAAGTAGCAGCATATGCCATTATTATGGCTAAATGGCTAACGTGCTGTCAATGTTATTTCGACGAATATGAGAAACTTTATTAACACGTTTGCGACCGTTAAACGCATTTTGCATTGGTTGGTAAAGCAAAAACAGGCTCGCATTGAGAATATCGTTGATCTCATTCCGGCATGTCGACATTGAGGGCTTGCGCCACCCTTCCCCCTTCCTCCCGCACACGAACTTGCGTGGTCTTGCAGTCGAGTGATAGTACGATGCAATAGCTCTCTTAGATGCTCCGTGAGAGTAGTAGCTGAGTAAAATACCAAATGCCCGCTGGTCAATGCGCATAACGGAATCTACGACCTGAGAAATCAACATTCCATCATCGTCATTGCACATCGGGCGGCTCTGGATCCCGCTGGGTTCGACGCTTTCCATCCACTGAGCGATCATGCTGCTCATGCGTTTTTCTAACCTGCCGCTATAAACCCAGGCGCCCCAAAGTTCTAGCCAGTTGTTTAACCAGTCATGCTGGTCTTTCGTGAGATTTAACTCGCGTATGCTCATGGCTTTCTCCGCTTGATAATCCGCCGCTGATTAACCGGGTAGCTATTCCGCTTTCGATGCAGTGGCTCAGGTTTCACAGGGGCAAAAAGGGTTAGTAAGTTCTTAATCCAGGTCATGCGGCCTGCTCCTGTTGCTTTTGCAGCTCTCTGGTTTTCTGACGGTAAAATCTGGCCAGCTCCTGCAAGTCCTCACGCGTCCACTTATTCACCGGATGTGGCCCCATCAGGCGATCGAAAGCGGCCTGTCCGATTTTGATGATCAGCCTGGGTGTATAGTTTTCGATGTTCCCTGACAGATGTTGGTTACACGGAACGCATTGCTTGTGGCAGTTGGTTTCGTCATACCGGGTTGCCGGTGAGGCGCCGCGAGTCCGGTAGTGGCCAGCATCGTATTTACCCTCATGGAAGCGACCGCAGCTGATACACGGATCAGCAGAATCACGGGTGCGGATAAATTCGTTGAAAGCAGCCTGGGTCTGGCGGTGGAAGTGACTGAGGGGTTGAAGTGCTAATTTGCGGATCTTGAGGCTTCGTTTTTCCTGCTGGGTTTCGTTTCGCCGTCGTCGCTCTGCCTCCAGTATGGCTTTCTGACGGTCTTTTTCTCTTTTTGCCAGCGCGAGTATGGTTCCGCACTCAGGACTGCACCATGTGTGATTCTGGTAGGGAGGATTGAACCATTCGCGGCAGTCAGGGTTTTTGCATCGCCTCCTGGCGGCTTTTGCTGTCATCTGGCGATCCTCATTCGGTTCCATTTCGCCTGCAACAGGCCATGCAGGTAATCGAACGTGACGACCTGGCTGGCGGTGGGAATGGGTTTACATTTGCTGCGGGTTCTTCTGGTGGGCTGGTAGATCAGGTTGTCCATTGCACGCTGGGTGAGTGATTTTTGCCGCTTCATTGCCGCACCCCGCGCAGACATTTATCGAATACGGCTATGTTGTCGCTTACGCCGAACCCTGACTGAGCCTCACTCTTTTTCCATAACACGAAAGGCCGGTGTTCCGGGTCATCCTTCTTCACCGCCAGGCCTGTTCTCTGCATGTTGTTTAGTGAAGCCTTGACCGTCTCCTTCGGAAATCCACATATTTTGGCAATCTGGGTGGATGACATCCATTCCCCACCTGCCATTGCATTGAGTATTGCGTTTTTACATTTGCTCATGCCGCTCTCCCATAACGGGCTGCCCAGCGCATCGCGCAGGATGCATCATCGCCAAAGCGAACGTCCTGCTCTACACCGAACGCGCTGATTAATTCGATCAAGTCCCGCATCTCCCCCACAGTCATCCGGCTGGTCGACTGCCCGAGTACAACAAAGCCGCCATCGATGCCTGGCACCACATCCTGCTTTTTCAGCGCAGCGGTAAACACATGCTTCCACTCTTCGCTGGTCAGCTTGCGGCCATGCCAGTTAACCTGCTCTGAGACGTCGTTCAGGCAGGCCCATAGTTTGGCGTTCTGGTCGAGGGTGCGGGTTCGTTCCTGGATGGTTACTACGAGGGGTGTATCGGGGTTGGTGGGTAGTTGCCTGATGAACTCTGTGCAGTTTTGCCGTCGCACATTGTCGATCAGGAAGTAAGTTTGTTTGTTCAATTTCAATCTCCTGTAGCGTCCCTCAGATGACGCTCGATCTGCTTTAACAGTTCAATGGCCGAATCACAGGCATTTCGCGTTCGTTTGCTGCCCTGGGTGTTTATCAGCAATAGCTGTTCTTTACAGTTCAATGCATCACGGAGGGCATCACACAATCCACGACATTGCAGACGGGTGATGGTCACAGTGACGGAACGGGTGACAGGAATAATCTCAAGATTCATTGTTTCTCCAGATTAATTTTGATCGCGAACACCTTCACAGGCTCAACACCGAAATGCTTGTGGGTGATGGTTTTGATTTCGAAGCCATCGTAGGGAATGTCGATGCGGCGAGAAGTATCATCGCGTTTTGGGTATCCACGGGTGATGATCAGGCGATCGTAATCCCGCCCAAACAGCCTGCGCCCCCAGTACGGATTTACGAGCCGATATTCTTCCTGCTTCTCCCCGCCCCTCATGGCATCGAAGTACTCGCCGTTCCCCGTTCGCTCAATTCATGGCGTAATGGCTCACGATAAACCCAGTATTTCGACATGCGAGAAATATGCGGAGGCTCTGGGCGTTTCAATCATGGATTTCTTTAGCGCTGGTCACTACACTGCTTTGCGAGCGTGCGCCTGATGGGAAAGTCAGCAGCAGAACGAAAAGCCGCTCAGCGGGCGCGGCAGACTGCCAGCGGTGAGCATAAGGTTGAGCTGGTATTGGATGCGCAGGAACTGGCAATGCTCGATTACGACTGCATCGCCCGGCGGCCCGGCCGCGAACCTTACGACCGCGCCGAACTGGTCGCGCTGATGATCCGGAAATATCACGCCGAACTGCTGTCCACCCATGAGGAACTGGGACAGCGTCAGTGCGGCAAATGCGGTGACCGCCTCCCAGTGCAGGATTGCTGCTGCAAAGCTGAAGAAGCTTGTTGGGTTAATCTCGGATGGCATGAGACGAAACTAGTGTTATAAATGTCGTGACATATCACGAAATCTAAATCATATTTAAGTTTTTATAAGGGGCAGAATATGACTGATAAAAAATCAACTGGAAAATCATTACCTGCTATAGCGAACGATAGTAGAAATCCGCCACCCTCAAAACTAATCAGTCGTCCAGCTCCTCCACCACCACCGCCACCGAAGAAAGAAAGTAAATAAGGCTGATATATGGAATCGATCAGTACTGAGCTTTTCAATATATTGAAATTTTTATTACCTGGCTTTTTAACCACATGGGTTTTTCATGCTTTCACCCCATATCCTAAACCAGCTCAATTTGAGAGGGTAGTGCAAGCACTTATTTTCACTATTATTATTCAAGGTGCAATATTACCTATAAAATTCATACTTATACATGCTGGAAAATATTATAGCCTTGGGTCATGGACTGAAACAGTCCGCATTATGTGGGTCTATTTTACCTCTTTAGCAATTGGCCTCACGATTAGCTACTTTGCGAACAACGACAAGTTCCATTCTCTATTACGATACCTAAAAGTTACAAAGCAAAGTTCATACCATAGTGAATGGTACGGAGCATTTCATGATCGGGAGGGTTGTCGCATCATTCTGAATCTGGTAGATGGTAGAAGGATTTTTGGCTATCCTTTAGAGTGGCCGTCTGATCCTTCTAAGGGTCACTTTGTTCTGACTGAAGCAGCTTGGATAATTGAAATTGAAAATGTTAGCAACTATGTTGACCTGCCTCAGCTCGATGCTATTTTGTTTAAAGTAAACGATGTAGAACGTGTCGATTTCATGAAAAAGGAATAAATATGTCTAGAAAAGTTCCCGTTCCTCCTCCAACAGGTAATGGGAAAGATAATTTCAAGGGCGGTAGGAATCCACCACCAACTATATATGAAAGACCAGCCCCACCGCCGCCGCCTCCACCTAAGAGTAAATAAATATAAACCTCGCTTGTCGAGGTTTTTTTACGCCCCCATCCCATGAAAACCAAAATCTGGGCGCACCTGCGGCGCCACCACCTTTTCTATGACGGTGCCCGCCCGGCGGCTGTGCTGATCCTGCTGTTTATCGCAGCGTTAACTTTGGAGCTATATTTCTGACGAGGTGAGTCTATGGAAACTCAACTGCCGGAGGGAAAGCCTATTGGGACGGCCGGCAGGTTACCTGCCGCTGTTCCGTTTATGAGTTCCCGCACCGTTTCACTGGTGGCCGATGTAACGGCTATCACATGGCTAAAAACTGCTTTGAAAATCGTCTCAGTTGCTTGAACTGCAACTGCCTTCACGCTGGCGGTAATGACGTTATTAACGAGACCGAAAATCCCTCTGAATGCCCCTACGTGCTGGATTTCTGCACTTACTACCAAATCAAAATCAGCTGATCCGGAGCAGCAATACAATGACCGATCACACTATCAACCCATACTGCGCGGCTCTCGAAGCCCTTCGCGCAGCACCCACGCACAAGCTGAAAGAAGTCGGTGACCAGTGGCGATCACCGGATCGGCTGTGGTGGGGTATCAACTCAAAATATGGCCCTTTCGTCCTGGACCTTTTTGCTGATCGAGATAACGCGAAGTGTGAAGCGTTCTACAGCGCTGAAGATAATGCGCTTACGCAGGACTGGAGCGCACGCCTGGCAGAACTGAACGGCGCCGGATACGCCAACCCACCCTATTCCCGCGCCAGCCAGCACGAAGGCCAGTACATCACTGGCATGCGCCACATCATGGCTCACACGCTTGCCATGCGTGAAGCCGGTGGCCGCTATGTTTTTCTGATTAAAGCGGCAACAGGAGAGGTCTGGTGGCCGGAAGAAGCGGATCACATCGCTTTCATTCGCGGGCGCATCAGCTTTGACCTGCCAGTGTGGTACCGCCCGGAAGAGGGCCAACCGTCGGAATCATCAGCCGGGTTCGGTGCGGCGATCGCCGTGTTCGATAAAACGTGGCGCGGGCCGAAGTTTGATTATGTCAGTCGGGATGAACTGGAAGCCCGCGGCGCCGCGTTCATGCGGCAGATTGAGCAGGCGGCGGGCCGGTTCCAGCCACAAACCCAGCAACAAAATATTCCTGAAATTATTCCAGCCGTGCCGGTACCGGATACTGACAACGATGTATGGCCAGAAGAAGTACACCGCATCGCAAGAGGAATAGAACACCTCGCCGAACTGCCTTCAGACAAAAACCGCAAAGTGATGCAGCACATCAACCACCTGCTGCTGGACCGCGCGCCATCCGGCACGATCATCGTTATGGCTCAGTCACTGGCATCAACTTTTAAGGAATTCCCGAATGCGTGAAATCATCGTAGATAACTTCGCCGGCGGCGGCGGGGCCAGCACTGGCATTGAAATGGCAACCGGGCGCAGCGTCGATATCGCTATCAACCACGACCCGAACGCGATCGCTATGCACACTACGAATCACCCGGACACGCTGCACTATTGCGAGTCGGTGTTTGATATTGACCCGGTAGCAGCCACCAGCGGCGCGCCGGTAGGTTTAGCTTGGTTCTCCCCGGACTGCCGCCATTTCTCGAAAGCCAAGGGCAGCACTCCGGTGAAGAAGGAGATCAGGGGACTGGCCTGGATTGTCCTGCGCTGGGCACTGGCCACCCGCCCCCGCGTCATGATGCTTGAGAACGTTGAGGAGTTTAAAACCTGGGGGCCGCTGCTGGCAGATGAAGAACGTCCGGACCCGGCCCGCGCTGGTGAAACGTTCGCCGCGTTCGTGGGCATGCTGGGTGCTGGCGTACCAGCAGATCACCCGGCGCTGGACGAGGTGTGTCAGTTCCTGGTGATTGACCGGCACAGCCCGGCGGCGCAGCGGCTGACTGAAGGCCTCGGCTATGCTGTCGAATACCGCGAGCTGCGGGCTTGCGATTACGGCGCACGAACGATCCGCAAACGCTTCTTCATGGTGATGCGCTGCGACGGGCAGTCAGTCGCATGGCCGGAACAGTCGCACGGTGATCCCAAATCACTGCCGGTGCAAAGCGGCCAGCTCAAACAGTGGCGCACTGCAGCCGAATGCATCGACTGGTCATTGCCCTGCCCGTCGATTTTCTCCCGCAAAAAACCGCTGGCAGAGAATACGCTGAAGAGGATTGCCCGCGGCATTCAGCGCTTCGTGATCAACAACCCCACGCCTTTCATCGTGAAGTGCAACCACACCAGCAGCAAAACCAGTTATGACACCTTCCGGGGCCAGGGTCTGGATGCACCGTTGCAGACCATCACTAAAAAGACTGGCTATGCGGTCGTTATCCCACACCTCACGAAATTCCGTACCGGTGCCACCGGGCAGGAAGTGACTGACCCGATGCCGACCGTCACGGCTGGTACCTCCGTGCGACCGGGCGGCAATGGTCACGCGCTGGGAATGGTTGAAGCGGCACTGACTCCTTTCACCGCTGGAGCGGGCGGCCCAAAATACTCAGCGAAACCACGCAGCGTTGAACAGCCGATGAACACCGTTGTGAACACTAATCATTCCTGCGTGATTGCGCCGGTGATCGCCCGGCAGTTCGGCGCCAGCGTGGGCCATGCAGTAGACCAGCCAGCGGGGACGGTTACTGCCGGCGGTGGTGGCAAAAGCCAGCTGGTATGCCCGACGCTAATCCAGATGGGATATGGCGAACGTGTCGGCCAGGCCCCGCGAGTGCTGGACCTGCATAAGCCCACCGGAACCGTCACCGCCGGTGGCAATAAATTTGCAGTAACCAGTACATTCCTGGCTAAGCACTTCGGCGGGAACTACACCGGACCAGGTGCGCCGCTGGATGGACCAATGCACACCGTAACAACCACGGATCACCACGCGCTGGTGACGTCGAGCATCATCAAAATGCGCGGCACAAATACCGGGCAACCCTTCGACACACCGCTGCAAACGGTCACAGCTGGCGGTCAGCACTTCGGCGAAGTCCAGACCAGCCTGTCGGTACATGACTATGACGAGGATCGCGCGGCGCTGGTGAGTGAGTTCCTGCGTCAGCATGACCTGAGCGAGTTCGTCCAGATCCAGGGGGTGACATACCGCATCGTTGATATCGGCATGCGCATGTTGCAGCCGAAAGAGCTTTACGCCGCCCAGGGCTTCCCCGCCTGGTACGTCATTGATCAGGACTACCGTGGCAACAAATACGCAAAAGATAAGCAAGTAGCGCGATGCGGTAACGCTGTACCGCCGCCGTTCGCCGAAGCGCTGGTGCGAGCCAACTTGCCAGGAATGTGCATACCACAGGAGAAAGTAGCGTGACCGACTCAACGACCGTCAATCACCATTATAGTGAGGCCATTTCTATGAGCAGAACTATCAAATTACAGGACTGGGCAAAGGAAGAATTCGACGAACCGATCCCCAGCATGCCATCCCTTTTAAAGTACGCCAAAAATGGCATGATATCGCCCTCTCCTTTTAAAGCTGGGCGTTGCTGGCGTGTAGAACGTACTGCTCGATTTGTGGGATATGGCATCAAGCCCACGATAAAAAATAATGATGATGACCGACTGAAAAGGATTCTTGCTGATGGCACGTCCACGTAAATACAACGTAAGCATAGCCGGGCTTTCATGCTATACCGATGCCCGGACCAAAAAGGTGTATTGGCGCTACAAACACCCTGTGACTGGGAAGTTTCACGGTCTCGGCACCGATGAAGCTGCAGCAAAGGTAATAGCCGTTGAGGCTAACAGTCGGTTAGCTGAGAATCAGATGGCAAACATGCTCAGGGCACGGGAGCAGATAGCTAAAAGTAGTGGCAAGAGTGTTACCACAAAGTCATGGGTGGAAGAGTATAGCAAGATCCTCGTTCGCAAAGTCGCAGCTGGGGAAATCAAACCGGCTACCGCAGCAGGCAGAGAGTCAGCACTCAGATCGCTGGTCACACAATGCGGTATTCGCCCACTAAATGAAGTGGGTACAAGGGACATAGCAGTAATTATCGATGAATACGTTACACGCGGCGTGCCAAGGATGGCCCAGCTGTGCAGGTCTGTGCTGATTGACGTATTCAGGGAGGCACAGCATGCCGGAGAAGTCCCACCGGGCTATAACCCTGCCCTGGCAACCAAAAATCCTAAAGCCCGCGTTAATCGGCAGCGCCTTTCTCTCGAAGAGTGGCATGTCATCTATGCCGAAGCCGAAAAGATGCAACCATGGGTATCACGGGCGATGCTACTCGCTCTTGTTACCGGGCAGCGTGTTGGTGATATTTCTGAAATGAAATTTTCTGACATTTGGGATGATGCCCTGCATGTAGTTCAGGAGAAGACCGGATCAAAAGTTGCTATACCGCTTTCGCTTCGTTGCGACGCTATCGGGATGTCTTTGAGAGAGGTGATCGCGATTTGCAGGGATTCAATCCTTAGCCCGTGGATATTGCATCAACGGCATTCTCAGGGAAATTGCAAACCTGGTGAAAAGCTCAAGAAGCACTCGATAACGATTACCTTCTCACGCGCTCGTGATAAATCTGAGCTTTCCTGGTCATCTGGAACGCCGCCAAGTTTCCATGAACAGCGCTCATTATCAGAACGCTTATACCGGGATCAGGGTATCGATACACAGACTCTTTTGGGCCATAAAAGCAGGTCAATGACTGATAAATATAATGATGATCGAGGTAAGGAATGGAAGGTCGTGGCAGTATAA